GGAAGCGGTCAAGAATTATTTCATCATGAACGGCATTTCTGTTGACAGAATTGTAGTTGTTGGAAATGGTTCTGGCAATCCGGTTGTCGATAATGATACAGAAGAGCACAGAGCGATGAATAGACGCACAGACGTGTCATTCAAGATCATCGAGTGAGGAATTACGGCATGATCGTTCTAAATATTGGAGTTTTTATCTTAGTCCTCTTCGGATGTTTTGCAGCCGGTTTTATTGTCGGTAAGTGCAAAAATAAATAACTTTTAGGGTTGGCTGGTGTCATAGCCAGTCAGCCCATTCCGATTTTGCCGGATTTCCGACAAAACGTAGATACAAGTAAACGAAAGCGGAATTTCTTGTGGCGAAAGGAGAGAGGTAAATGGCATATATAAAGAATATTGGCAGAATAAAGAACAGAGAGCAGAAAGTGCTCGCAAACATACAAAAGAGATGCAGAATAAATATGGTCGTTGCATTCAAACTTCAATTTTGAGTACAAAAATTTATGATACGGATTCATTTGATAGGGGTTTTGAAGAGGATATCGAAGACAAAGACACCAAGATTATTGTAGAGAATATTGATAGTGTAAGTGCTGTAATGAAATACGGTAATCCAAGTACAGCAGTTCTTAATTTTTCTTCATATAAAAATCCTGGTGGAATGTTTCTAAATGGTAGCAAGGCACAGGAAGAGTGTTTGTGTCATGAATCATTCTTATACAATGTGTTAAGTCAGTTTGTATTAGAGTTTTATGATTGGAATAATCAACATAAGAATAAGGCTTTATATTTGAACAGAGGATTATTTTCTCCTGATGTTTGGTTCTTTAGAGAGAATAGCCATGTAGAGTGTAGTGTTATTACTTGTGCAGCACCAAATAAGTCGGCAGCACAAAAATATCAGAATGTGTCAGGCGAAGAGAATACTAAAGTATTGAGAAGTCGAATTAAGTTTGTTCTTGATATGGCGAAGGATAATAATGTGGACACTCTTATTTTAGGAGCTTATGGTTGTGGGGTGTTTGGACAAGATGCGACAGAAGTAGCGAATATATTTAAGGAATATCTGACAACTACTTATAAGTGCTTTGACACTGTGATATTTGCTGTTCCAAGTGGTAGAGATGGCAACTATGAAAAGTTTGTAAAAGTTTTTGAGTAGTACAAGAAGCATAGATTTCATTAAGAGAATAATACATTGAAAGAAATCTTTCATATCAAATTTAGGAGGTACAAAAATGTTAGAAGATAATGGGAATTTACGAAGATTTAATGATAATGGAGAACACGTTGAGATGATTTTTTCATACAAAGTTCCATATGGGAATAGCTATGGTTTGTCTACAGGAAATAAAGGTGGTTTTTGTACAAGAAAAATGTATGAATTTGAGAATATAACAGAAATTGAAAACCTCATGTTAGGACTTGCTGATATATTAAATAAACTCAGATGTGATAATGGTGGCAATTTGAGATAAGAGGTGAACGAATAAATGGCTGATAAATTAATCAATAAGCAGTTGGTAGACATTGACGAATTATTACAGTTTCTATCAGATAGTGGATTTGATATTAATGATGGAGTTTGGAATAAACACAAAATGTCATTAAGAGAAGTGTTTGATGAGTATAAGAAGAATACTATTCCAGACGTAGAAATTGGACAGACTGTATGGGTTATTAACAGAGATTATCATGATGTATATTCAATCAAAGAATGTCATGTATGTAAGAAACAGATTAGAGCAAGATATACGTTTTCTGTAAGAGGTAGACATTGTTATTGCGGAACTTTCACGAAAAACAGTATTGGCAAGACTGTATTCTTTTCAAAAGAAGCTGCTATCGAGTCATTAAAGGGCAAGGAATATGAGTTGGAAGAGTGAGTATAAATTATGAGTTTTAATGTAGATTTTAGTTCGATTAGAACTGTCAGAGTGCATAAGCAGCAATTTGATGCAATAGACAACAAAGCAAATGTTGTAATGTTGACCTGTATTGAAGATGGTAGAGTTATTCCTTTTAATAGAGCAGATAGTGAAATTGAGCGTCTTGAAAGAAACAGAAAGTGAAGCAAAGAAACTCGCATTTCATGTCAAATTTATTACTGTATATAGTTGTTGTAACAATAATAGACTACTATATATAGTGTAAGGAGAAACTATGTTTTGTTTGATTTTTTATATATTGTTAGCAATCCTTAACATTGCAAACATTATAGGATATAAAAACAAATTGGCCAAGATATTTTGGTCATTGTTTGCAATATATGCCGTTATTATGAGTATAACAAAGATTGCCGCAATGTTGTAGTACGAAAAGAGAATAAGTAAGTATGAAAGGAGTATGCATTATGTATCAGAACTGTTGTAAAAAGTGTGGAAGTGTTGCACTTCATACAGAAGTAAAAGGCAATGATACAGGATTGTATTGTGATGATTGTGGTGCTTTTCAGAAATGGCTCGGTAAGGACGAACTGAGAGCATTTGAATATTCTCAGAAATCAAAGTTACCAAAAACAAATTGTAGCATTCCAATGCCAGAAGTAGCTGTTGTTGGTGCTCCTGGTATTATTGCAAAAATCAAATTATGTGGTGGTGCTTTTACAATTAATGTAAACGAAATAATGCAGTGGAAGAAACCAACTGATGAACAGATTAAGAATCTGCATGATATGTTATGTATTGATGCGGAAGTGTTAGGTGAATAATAGTATGCCAGATTATAAACGAGGACATATGGCTGAGTGTCCTCTAATAAAAGATCCAATTGATAATTATTTGGAGCACAAAGAAGAAATTGAAAAGGTTATATCAGCATTTACAACACAAGATACTCACAAACAAGTCAATCACAATCAAATATTCTATGTAAGTTCTTCATGTGAAAAGGATATCTATTTTTTAACCCATTGTTTATATAATGCCAAGACAGAATTATATGACAGAATATTAACAGATATGAGAAGCAAGTATGATTCAACAGAAGCTTTTATTCCAAGCAATTCTTATTCTAGGAGTTTGTCTAATCTTTATTCATATAAACTGTATGAAAGATGCAAAAAATATATTGAAATTAAAACATATCCTTTATCATTTGATTGTGAATATTGGAGAAGATGTGTTGAATATTATAACAATCTTTCTGCGCAAGGTTGGATTGATTTATATGAACGGCTTATTAAAGAAGGGCGTATAAACAAAGAAATGTTGGAGCTTTGTGAACCATGTTCTAGCAGAAAAGGAGAATAACATTATGAAGCAGTTAATTGATAAAACAATATTGCGACAAGAATTATCCAAATTACAATCCGAAATGGGCTTTGTAAGAAAGTCAGATGTGATGCAAATTCTTGGAAACCAGAAATGTGTTTATGATGTAGAAAAAGTTGTAAAAGAATTAGATGAATGGACTTTTAATGCAAATGTAGACATTGGTGATGGTACTATGATGAGTCACAATTTAATTGTAAGAGATAATGCTGTTGATATTGTAAGGAAAGGTGAATTATATGAAAGAAAGTAACGTTTCTTTCAAAAATAAAAGAAAGTGGGTGATAAAGTGAGAGACGCGACTAAAGAAGAGAGAGAATCTGTTGCCAAATATATCGATAGTATCAGTGTTTCAACCGGTTTGAATTTTTTCGATCTGGTAGATTCTGATGCGAGCGAAAAGTTGAAAAACAGTCTTGGAACCGACATGAAGTCTTGCGACGACACCATTGAATCGCCTCGAAGAGTAGAAGTGAATCTCTATCAGGAAATTCAGAAAACATTTCCGAAAATTCTGGTAAAGGATTTATCGAAAAACGAACGTATTTGTCCTGCTTGTAATGGCATTGGTATGAAACTGACAAACAATGTATATGGAATCAAAGGTGATACTTCTGAGATTGGACGAAAAATGCTTTTTCCATATAAACATCAGGCCCTGTCATTTTGTCAGTCATGTTTTAACGGCGTACAAAGATTGTGTCCGTATTGTGGCAAACCATATGTGAATCAATCGTATTTACATTGCGATTGTGATGGTCAGAAAAATGCGGACAAAGAAAAGAGCATAAAAGAGTGGAACGAAAAGTTTTCTAAGGCGGTCGAAGTCGATGAAAAAGATGTAGACACAATGCTGTATTGCGAAGAACTTGATGAATATTATGATTCCACAGATGACTTTTTTGACGATTATGCCGCGAATTATAGTGACGGTGGATATGAAAGACCTAGAGTGTTATGGGTAACGACTGTTGAGAAAATACATATCGACGCAGCAGATGTTACGGCTGATGCTTGCGAATATTTGCATGAAGACGCTTATGACCAATGTGATATCGGATCTTTGCAAAAATTGCTTGATGCGTGGTGTAAAGATCAATATGGAGCGACTACCTATTTCCCGTCTTTTAAACAGTATGTTCTGATTGATTGGAGCGAATATAACAAAGGAGAGTGAATATGAAAATTACTATTGATCTGGAAAATTTAGAGAATCTTGTGCAGAATTCCATCGAGGAAAACATTGAGACTGTTGTGAGAAAGCAAGTAGATAATGTTGTAAGAAAAATGGCGGAAGAAGTAGCCAAAGGCGCAATTGAAGACAAGGTTTCGGAAAATTTTCAGCGATTTGTCGATGAGTATATTGCAAACACCAAAATTAAGATTGGTGGCGGTTATTGGGACGACTCTGAGGTGCGCGAATACACTGTTGAGGAGTATATCAAAAAGCAGCTCAAAGAAAAACTTGAATCAAATTCTCTTAGGGTTAAGGCGGCTAGATATAATAGCGAATATAAGAATGTAACGTTCGAAGAGTACATTAAAAGTCAATTTAATTTCAACGAGGAAATTAAGAAAGCTGTAGACGAATTTACAGATGGTATTCGTAAACAGGTAAATGATGCCATGAAGGAAGCTTTCGATAATTCCACGAAGAACATGCTGTCAGCTACCGTTCTTAATATTCTAAACGCAAACGATACTTATCGAAAACTAGAAAACAATATCAAATGTATTGCGGATAAACGAGAATAAAAAAGATATGGAAGAAGAAATTTACGAAGTAGATTGTGAAAGCTGCCCATACTGTGTGACTACATATTTTGAAAACGATACAGGATACAGAGAATATGGATGTTCTCTCGAAACGGGAGACGCAGATGACAACGTGTGTGTCGGAGGATATTTAGAAGATGGATGTCCGCTTGCATTTAGATATTGGGTAGAGGAGTAATTGTATGAAGTTAGGAAAGCTGATAAAAGTTGGAGAAATTCGTGCTTGCGGAGATTTTTCTGAAATGCTCGAAGTTGCAAAAATGCTCGAAGATCGTGGTCTTGCAGTTGTAGAAGATGATGAAGGCGACTGCGGTTGGGGAAATCTGAAAGTATGGCACGTTCTAAAGGAAAGAAACAATGCTTGAAACTAATTTTTCATTGAAGTAGAGAAAACGGATTCCGAAAAAAAGGTGATATTATTGTAAAATTTCTAAGGATCAAATAGACCAGAAAATGTTATTTTTGTTCTCTGCGTTCAAAATGCTTTATCCTACAGAGATTGCGCAATCTGATCGAATTAATTCTAAAAAATCTCATCACAATAAGTGGTTTGAATCATAGAGTGCAAAACAAATTGAAGTAAAGGTTGAAATATAAAATGAAATTTGAAAAAGAAGAATTAATGAAAATGCTTGAATACGTAAAGACAGTTTCAACATCGCAGCAGCTTATCATAATGGTTCCGTTGCAATTCAAATCTAAAATTGCGGATTTAAAAAAGGCAGTAAATGATTATGGATGGGATATTGATGTGATTGGAATTCCAGAAAAATTCAAGGATGATGGCAAAACTATCTACATTGTTCCAATTTCGAATAACGGGCCTAAGATTATTTATGAAATTAAATGAAGGAGTTAATTATGAAAGAAGAAAACATTGGCGTATTAAGTGCAGGTGAGCGTTTCGACTTCAAGGGGTTTGAATGGATCGTCCTTGACAACAACGTAAACGACGGTGTTCTGGCAATCATGGCATCTGCCTGGAACAATGAAAAGTATAACTTCGATGATGACAGCCGCAACAACTACGTAAAGTCAAGCCTGCGTGGAAAGCTGCTTAATAAACTGCTTCCTGTGTTGGGTAGGGATAATCTTATTCCTAAAGAGGTTGACTTGGTAGCCGACAACGGAGATGACCGTTACGGCACAATCGTAGATAAGGTGTTCATTCTTAGTTGCAATGAATACAGAAAGTACCGCAAATATGTGCCGTTACTACCTGAGTGGATGTGGACTTGCACACCTTGGTATATCACAGACGCTGGGCACGGTTGCGGCGGGCGCTGCGTGGATGCGGACGGTATTCTGAACAACAGCAGTGTAAACAACAGCATTGGGGTTGCCCCGGCTTGTATATTTAATCCGAAGAATCTTAAATTGCACCGTCAGGTGCAAATGATGGAAGCGTAATGTCCGCCAATAGCAATAAGAAAAACGGAAACCATTTTGAAGAAGAGTTTTGTGAACTGCTTGCCTTACATGGTTTCTGGGCACACAACATGGCACAGAATCAGGTAGGACAGCCCGCAGATGTGATTGCGTGGATGCCATTGCATGAACCATATAAAGAATAAATAAGTAGCGCCGAGACGATTAAATAAAAATGGTGTAATCATTGCAAGCATCATGGCGATTGTGAAGTGGACTTTCCGGCGAATATTTTGGAACCGATCCGAAGTGATAAAAATTGGATACCTGGACGTGTAGGTTGTAGATATTTTAAATGGTCTTAAAATGTGAGGAGGTGGAGATCTGAATGGAATATTTTTTAATTGCGCTTGTTTTTGCTTTTGCAGTTTTTGTGATTTTAGAAGTGCGTGACGTAGAGGATTGAGAATGGCCAGAACAAAACTGATATGAATGAGGAAAATGATATGCTAGACGAGTTATTAGAAGAAATCCAAAAACTTAGAGAATATAAGACAAAGTATGAGTACGCAGAAAAAGACAAGAAGGCAATGTCTGATTTGTTATGCAAATATATGATGGTCGAATATGAGAGAAAATCATACGATGAACGTGTTTGCGAGTATGAAAAAAATACATGCAGCTGCTGTAGATATCATTCGATGTGCGAAAATAAAAAACAATTGCCATTGGATATTTTAAAGCCGAAACCAAGTGACGACAAGGCGTGGATACCCGGACGCGTAGGATGTAGTTTCTTCGAGTGGTCTTAAAGGATGATGAATGTTTAAACGGAATATTTCCTAATTACAGTTATTTTTGAGGTGAAAATGAAGAATAAATTTATAGGAATTGTGCTGGCTTTAGGTCTTTCACTTGCAATGGTCGGATGTGGAGACGGATCTACGGTGGCTGTTTCTGCAAATGAAGCAGAGACGGTTGCAGTAACATATGAGGCTTTGATGTACGATAATTTGGGGAATAATTTTCTGAACTTTACCGGCAATAGCTTCACAATCGAACCAAATAAAGTGAAGCAATGGGGCTGGAATACGGATGGCAGTTGGACAAGCTGGTATGAGACAAGTTCCGTCGTCACGATCGGCATTGATGAAAATTATGTTCAATCGTGTGGCAGCAGCGTGTTATTTAAGGATACACGTTTGGAAATGCTAGATATTCCAAATGAATTGAACACAAAAGAGGCATCAAGAGAAGATGGCTATGACGTATCTGTGAGCGGCAGACCGATTGGTACATATTATGGGCTGAAAAATTGGTGGTATGACATGCGCGAGAAAGGTCAGCATGGACAGAAGCTGATTCTTATCCAGTCTCAAGACGGATATAATATTGGGGCGTTTATGGGAGATGATGTTACTTGGGAAGTCGAAGAAAATCTGCCTAAAACGACAAAAATCATGATTGATGGACTTCCTCTTTATGTTCACAGATGTAATTTTACCATTATCGATTCAAATCTTATTGCCAAGTAGAGGATGATTCCAGATGGAGAATATATATGTGACAGCTATGAAGAATGGCAAACAGGTTCGAGTGAAATACCGAAATAAGTGCGAAGATTATTCTGGCGGCTGGTGGTCTGAAGAACTTTGGATTTATGAGCCAGAAACTAATCGTTTCCGCTGTTATTATCCGGATTCTAATTTTGAAAAGGGATTTTTCACACTTCACGACGAAGATGCAGCGAACTTTATCATGGCGGAAACTGTTAGGCTTGCAACTGACAGTTATAACAGAGAATTAGTAGATGTAGAAGATATCATCATTGAGGACGCGGGAATCCCAGTTAGCTCACGATCCATCGTTGAAAAGGCGATTGAGAAAATAAAAACAATGACCGACGAAGAAATCATTCGGAGGGTATTTAGCGGTGTGTCAAGTTAAAAACTACAATATATAGTATATGAAAATTTAAGAAAGGACAAAAGAGTATGTATACGGAGCAGAATAGGGGTTTTACTGTAATAACAAACTTTGGATGTGATTGTCGCTGCAAATATTGCATTACAAAACATCATCCAATTTTACAAAATGCAGTAACAGATAAAGATAAAATAGATTGGGAATATTTAGAAAAATGTATTTCTGAATCTGATGCACCAACCGTAAATCTATCAGGCGGTGGAGATCCGTTTTATAATTGGAAAGAAAATATTGACTTCTACAATCGGGTATATGAACTTGCTCATAAATACGGTAAGAAGCTGGATATACATACTCGTATCCTTCCTGATGATATGGAGTTGATAAAGAAATTTAGGAAAATTGCTTTGAGTATCGAAGCAAGGAAAGGAAAATTCTATGAAAATATGTGTAACAGGTCACAGACCAAATAAGTTATATGGGTATAATCTTTCTGATGTGCGATGGCAGAATTTAAAAGGATTATTTAAAAACATCTTAAAAGAGAATAATTGTACAGAAGCGATTACAGGAATGGCTCTTGGAGTTGATACAGTATTTGCATTGGCAGTATTAGATCTCAAAGACGAAGGTTATGACATTAAATTACATTGTGCAATTCCTTGTAAGAATCATTCTTGTAAATGGATTAAGGAAAGTATTGACCAATATAACGATATTCTTTCCAAAGCAGATACAGTGAGGTTGGTATCTGATGAAGAATATAAGCCTTGGCTAATGCAGAAAAGAAACGAATATATGGTTGATTTGGCAGATAAGGTAATTGCAGTTTGGGATGGTACAAAAGGTGGTACTGCAAATTGTGTTAAGTATGCCGAAAAGGTTGGAAAAGAAATTATTAAAGTCAATCCATATTAAAGCAACAAGTAAATAAGAGAATAAACATAAGGAAAGGACAAGATCGTGAACAGAATTACGATTAATGGCAAAACTATCACTTATTCAGGAAGTAATGTAGTCATCAATAATGGAAAAGTAATTGTAGATGGTAAGACTATTCAGGAATGTAGCAGTGGTGATATTAAGGTAGTCATCGAAGGAGATGTAAATAAGATTGATTGCGGCGGATCGGTAGAAGTTCACGGCAATTCAGGAAATATTGATTGTGGCGGAAGTTGTGAAGTTAATGGAGATGTTAAAGGAGATATAGATGCAGGTGGCTCAGTAACTTGCGGAAATGTATCGGGAGATATCGACGCTGGCGGCAGTGTTAAGTGTAGAAGATAGGAGAATAAATATTACAATATGAAGGTTTTAGCAATCGTATTATTTGTTATAGTTATGCTATTTGTAACTCTGATGTTTGGTTATTGTATTGCAGACATCTGTAAACCGTTACAAAAATTATATTGCAAAATTGGTTGGCATTGTCATATGAAAGATTATATTTATGAATGCTTTGATGGTGCGTCAGAACATTGTAAATGCAAGTGGTGTGACTATAAAGGCATGGTAGATAGTCAAGGAAATTTATTTTAAAATTTGGCAATAAAATTTTGTTTTCTTTTGAGAGTTTCAAGAGCAATTCTGCTCATTTTTCCAAAATAAAAGAGAGAATAATTAGGTGATAATAAAAATTTGAGGAGATATGTTTTATGAAAAGAAAAGACGGTAATTTTATAATTCAATATAAGTTTAAAGATAAAATCTTGTCCTTGAAATTTAAAACGGTACAGGATTTTTTACATACTAATTTCCGCAAAACCAAAAATCCTGTATCGCCTAAAAATGACACAGAATTAATTAGCGTAACATTGAATAATAGACCATTATTTAAAAAATGTTACAAGTTACACGAAGTAAAAGTGCTGTTAAAAGATTTTAATCCTAATGGATTAATTCGCAAAGAAACTTATTCTATCGATGAAGTTAGAGAAAAGGTAAAAGACATTCTATTTGAAAAAGATAATAGAAATGCAAAGGTTGATTTTGACGGAGATTTGATTAAAGGTAACAGCCAAAGATACCAAACGTTTTTTACAAAAGGCTGCAAGTGTGTGGTTTGTGGAATTGAAGGTAGATATTTTGCAAAAGAAAGACATTTGCAAGACAAAGCGTATCATCTGAATTTATATGCAGTTGATGATAACGGCACAGAAATTTTAATGACAAAAGATCATATTTTACCACATTCAAAAGGTGGCGCTGATGATATTAGTAACTATCAAACAATGTGTAAGCTTTGTAATGAAGCAAAAGGTAACAAATTAGAAGATTAAATTTTAGGGTGAATTCGTAGGAATTCGTAATAATAATCGAGGATGGGGATTGTTATTTCGGCAGCCAAGTCAGAGTAATAGGGTCAACAAACTTTAATGCGATCACACACATGAAAGAAATTACAGTTGCGATATCTGATACCATAGGTAATACCTCCTTCAGAAATAATATAAATGTCCATGTAAAATATTATTTCATATATAAAGGACTCTGACTTGTATCCCTTTGGGCAAAGCTTGTTATATCTGAAATTCTATAAAAAGTCTATGTGAAATTTCACGACAAAAACCACAGTTGAGAATAATTAAAGAAAGGAAAAATTAGAAGAAGTTCCTATAGGATAAAGTGCGCACTACTTACTAAGGTAAG